CTGCAATTTCCCGAATGTTCAATGGATCAGCTGGACCTATACCCGAAATTCTAGGATCTATCGTGAGTTCTTGCTTATCATCCACAGTCAACTTTGAAACGTTGTCTGGTACATTTGTCAAAGCTAAAGAACTAACCTGTGTAGGACGATAAGATTCAGGTGTCTTGGTGATAGGAGGACGTGAATACCCGAATATGCGAGCCATTCCTGCAATTGCTTTGGAACCTATTTCTGTCGCAGTGGCAAATGGACCTATATAAGGTACACCCTTCAAGTACGCAGCGTATTTAGCCACACTAGTTGCAGGTCCACTAACCACACCACTTCTATTGGCCTCATCAATCTCACCAGACTGGGGTGTTAAAGTATCTTGGTCAACGGACGTCAAAACACTCATAGATACATCTTCAGCCCAAGCAAAAACAGTAATAGTGACAACATCAGTAGCTCCATTAGCATGCTTAAGTTGGTTCAAAGTACGGAAGTAAAGAGTACCCATTTCACTCCACTGTGACTCCACAACCTCAAAGTAATTCTGGTAGTTGAACATAGGCAATTTGAGTTCACCACCAGTAGAAGTTGTAGGATTCAAGAAAATATGAGGCTGTTGACTAGCCTGAACTAAATCTTCCTTAATAAGAGCAGCGTTGGTTGAAAGCGTATCATACACATCAAAAGGTAAATAGCTCACTAGCATTCTACCATATTGAAAACCATTGCCATTGATGACGACCTTGACTCTAAGATTAGCTTTCAGCAAAGAAAAATTTGTTAGCCTATTTGCAACACGTGGATTATCAAAGTACAAACTCCACGGGTTCAAATCAAAGTTCAAATCAGTCGACGTAGACCACTCTTGTTCAGCAATCTTAACAGGACGACAAAAGAAATTAGCCAATGTGGCATCATTCTTGTCCTGCAAAGATCTTGTTGGATCCATGTTGGCATCGACATCATATGAATATGGGTCATGTTGACTAGAAAATTGCACATTTTCATTAACTGAGTCACCCGACACTTTAAAAATACTAGCGTCGTCTGTCGTACCACTCTGCATGTCCAAAATAGGAACACTGGACATAGCAGGCAATTCAATGACTTCAGGGCGTGAAAGTGGAGGAATATTTACACCATCAAGCCGTGAGACTCTCCTCCCTAGATGCTGCCTATGCTTAGCCCACAGTTTATCAAATCGATTAGGATTTATATGATACTGTTTGAGATTACACAGGACTTCAAAAATTGTGGGATAATTATCCCTATTGTTATTTACATTATTTACATTATATACAAAATTACTAAGCTATTTATTTACAATCCTCAAGCATTGCTCAGTGCGAGAGGTGGTATTATTTTAAAATGGAGTGGCGATCTCCCCCCCTAAAT